TTTGCCGGTACAGAACATCATTTTGGGTTGGGTGTTTATCCCGGCGCAAAAGATTTAGTTGATGTTGTGACACCTCCGGTACCGATTGAGAATTTCATTCCGGCGCTTATGTCACATCCGGGGTTAGTTGGCGGGATAGAGCCGGGATGGGCGGCTACGGAGCTATCAATCAATTATCTTGATCCGTTAGGCATTGGATGGCGCACCGCCACTGGTACAGTGACTGGAGCACGGCCGTACGTCATCGTTATTACTGACGAAAGTCCACATCAAGGTCCATTTACTATTACCGAAGCCCGTTTGGCGATTATGACCAATAGCTGTAGTGTTGGTTCTTGCGGGCAGGGAGATAAATGGGAAATTTACGTAATTACTAACCGACTGTTTTTTAGTGAGTGGGATGAGCCGACATTTCACGATCCCAAGCGTCTAATCGATTTAACACCCGTTAGCGCTTCTCGCTACACAGGCATTCTTCGGAATATCTTCTCCGACGTGTGCCGCTAATTTGTTCTCCTCTTCTTTCTAAAATACCACAACTAGTTGATTTTTCTTGTATTTGGAAACGAATACATGTAAGATACTTTTGTGGCGTTAAAGCTCTCAAAAGACCAATTACGCGCAGTTGCGGCGAAACTCCGTACTCAATTAGCCGCCGGTTATTCCGATCACGATATCTGTGAAAGTCTTGGCCTATCCTGGGTCGACTACGAAGAACTAAAAACCAAAATGCTGTCGTTTGAGGCTACACGTATAGCCAACAAAACCTCAGAGGAAATATACGCTGAATATATAATTCAGCAAGAAACAAACATCAACGATCTGACCGGTCTTATCACCAGATGTGATGAAAAAAACCAACTCGGCTCTGCGGTCAATGCCATTAAAGCCAGAGCTGACATATACAACCAAATCATTAAGGTGGGTCAAGAGTTCGGTTTCATCGATAAGATTCCAGAAAAGACTGAGGTCATAGCGGGAGTCACCGTAAAGAATTTGTCTAATGAGGAGCTTAATGCTCAATTGGCAAATGTTGCCTCTGGGTTTGGCGCCCTGCTCGAAAAATACGGCGAACGCAATATGCTGCAGGTTGACCCCGGACCGATTCATTTTCCGGATTCTCCAAGCACTGAGCAAAAATCTGCACTTCCTAAGAGACGGGAAATTAGCTCAACCAGTCAGAACTCCAAATCACCTAAAAAAGCAAAAAGGCATGCCCGTAATCCTGTTCACGGTGGGCGCCGCGTTGTGAAAACGGACTCTAAATGACAAAAACCGCAAAATCGTCAGCAAAAACGCGTAGATGTTTAAATTGCAATAAAAACTTCAAATCTGCACATAAATATAATAGAATGTGTAAGAAATGCAAAAATAAGTATTCTTCAACAGAATGGGATACTTGGTGCATAGAAATAGTGTATGATAGTAGATGTAACAAATAACTACGTTCCAGCTATAAGCAGACCCCAGTTAATGCTTGGCAGGCTGAAGGTTGTCAAGAACGTATTCAACAAAAGGAGTTGAGGATGGCAAGCGGTGGAAGACGAATGATTAACGGAAGTTTTGTGAGTGATGGAAATGCTCGCAGTGTGCAAACAGTGGATTTTCGGCCAACTCGAGTTGAGATTCATAATGACCAGGGAGACAGCGGCTTATGGATGTCCGAAATGGCCGATGATTCCATGCACAAGCGTGTAGCGGGCGGAACTGGCTCGATTGCCTCATCTGCAGGCATTACGCCTCTGGCCAATGGGTTTACTCTTGGTGCGGATGCGGATTTGAATGCTGCGACCCAGGTCACTTACTGGACATGCTACGAATAATTTAAGTCAGTGACTTTAGCCAGCCCGGGGTAAAACCCGGGCTTTTATTTTATGCCTATCGCGGTAAAAACATTACCAAAACTTTCTGAACTACAAAACTCAAGCCGCGATGAGTTGTTAGTTGCCCTACAAGATTATAACGATTACCGCGACGAATGGCTTAGGCGCCAAATTGTCGACCATAATCGCATAGATATCCTTGCCGAACAGGTACTAAAATACCAAGTTAAGCCATTCCACTTAAAAATGCTCAAATTCCAGTTTGAGCATCCAGACAGTCTACAACTTGCTCCTCGTGGTATGGGTAAAAGTACTATCTGTACCATTACGAAGGTTATTCATCTTTTATGTTGTGACCGAAATTTACGGATTCTACTAGCGTCTAAAACTAAAGGTAACGCTGAAAACTTCCTAAAAGAAATTAAAGGTCATTTAGAAAGTAATGAAGACCTCATCCGTATATTCGGCGAATTCTATCATCCTAAAAAAGTTCGCAAATGGACGGACTCCGAAATCGATGTTGCCGGTAAGACTAAACTCTTAAAAGAATCATCAGTTACTTGCTTAGGTGTCGATTCGGCTATCGTCTCACGGCACTATGATGTCATCATCTCAGACGACCTGGTGGATGAGGAGAACGCTCGTACCGCCGCCCAACGTTTAAAAACCCGGACTTGGTACTATCAGACCATGGACCCAACCTTAGAGCCACCCGAAGAGGGCGTAAGGTTCCGCGGCGAACACCATCGTCTAGGCACTCGATACCATTATGACGACCTATGGGGGCATCTGATTGCCAATGAACTGAAGGACCACCATAATATCGTCCCGGCCCTCGACGACAACAACCAAAGCCCGTGGCCCGAGAAATTCTCGTCATCTTTTCTTCTCGATAAAAAGGAGAAAGCAGGGACAATCATCTTTAACGCCCAATATCAAAATGACTGCGAAGCGATGAAGGGAGAGATCTTCCGCTATGACGATTGCCAGCAATTAACTGAAGAAGAATGGCCGGATGAGAAAGATTTACAAATATTTATGGGCATTGACTTAGCGATCAAAGAGAGTGAGTCTACAGATCAGTTTGCAATTTGTGTGATTGGCATCGATGGCAAGATCGGCAGCGGTTTTGAGCTGTTTTATGTGTTGGATTACTTTGCTGGACAGTTGCGATTTTCAGATCAAACTACTAAAATTGCGAACATGTACAATAAATGGGATCCTATTTCCGGTTTAATTGAGTCAAACGCATACCAGTTGTCCCAATATCAAGAAATTAGGCGTAAACATAACAATATGCGGATCTATCCGCACCATACCAGCAAAGATAAAATGACTCGTGCTTGGAAATTGTCGCCATTTTTTGAAAATAAACGTGTATTTTTCAAAAAAGGTGCAATGGGTCCACTCATCGACCAGCTCGTATTGTTCCCTAATCACAAGTTAAAAGACCTCTTCGACGCGTTGGATCTGGCATTTTCGGCCGCAAAAAAGCGAAGAGGACGTAAAAAACGGGTAGTCGAACCTGGAGTTTTATAGGTATTATAGAAACAGGAATAATTATGAACGATTTTTCAAAAAATGCAGATAGTGTGTCTCAGCGTGCATTACGGAAAATGAGGGCGTTGGTGATCGGACCGACCGCTGACAATAAGACACCCGCCCAATGTTTGGTGGAAAAGGGATCTGGCGAAACCGGCGAATCCAAACAGTCCTTCGATGATCCATTTAATAGCTTATCTGGTTCAGGAGACGTTTTAAATCCACCGTTTGATTTATTGACGCTAGCAATGTTACCTGAACAGAGTACCGAACTAAATCAGTGTGTCGAATCGATGGAGATTAATATCGAGGGATTCGGCCATAGGTTTGTGCCGCGCATAGACCCCGATGCGGACGGAACACCGTCAGATATTACAGAAAAAGTTCGCTTTGAAAAGGTATTTTTAGAAAACTTCTTCACCTATGCAAACTTTGAAGATTCCTTCACAAGACTTCGTCGTAAATTGCGCCGGGATCTTGAAACTACTGGTAATGGGTACTGGGAAGTTATTCGTGGCATTAAACAAAATATTCAAGGATTTGAGCACGTTCCCAGTTATCAGATTCGACTTACTAAGTTAGATCATGAAACAGTGGATGTTGGAATCCCGATCCTTCGATTAATGCCTGATGGCTCTGTTGAGATAGATCGCGTCCAGCGCAAACGACGTTTCCGACGGTTCGTACAGTCGCGTCTTGTTGTGAATACATCCGGTACCACGTCAGGTGGTTATAAGATGGTGTATTTTAAAGAGTTCGGCGATCCGAGAGTAATTGATAACCGTACGGGTGAAGTTGTGTCGCCAGAAAAACTTATAAATTTTGACGGCAAGGGTAATCCGATGCCGGAAAAATACAAAGCGAACGAGTTAGTCCATTGGAAAATATTTACTTCCCGTTCACCATATGGGCTGCCACGCTTTGTCGGTAATTTTCTTTCTATTTACGGAG